CAGCGCGACAGCGAGTGGCCGATCTGAAGACCGAGATTGCAGCGGCACGGAAGGCGCGTGCGGCTATTGGCGAAACGGCGATCGCCGAAAAGCGCTCGATGACCGACGATGAGCGGGCGAAGTTCGCTGAGGCCAAAGCCAAGATCGACGGCCTTGAGGCGCAGCTTGCCGATGCTGATGAGATTCTCGCCTCGGCGGAGCAGGCGAACGAAGCCGAGCGTCAGGCGATCGCGCGCCACGATCCGGATTCGCAGGCGGCTGCTGCGGCTGAGGCTCGCGCCGGTGTTGTCGCGGTGCGTGACAACGCGCAGGACGACCCCAAGCGTGGATTCAAGGATCACCGCGACTTCCTCAAGGCGGTCATGGTCGCCGGGCGCGGCGGTCGCGTGGATGCGCGGCTGGCCTCCTTGCAGGCGGCGGCGGGTTCCGACGAGCAGGGTGAATACAGCGGGCCACATGGCGGCTTCCTGGTGCCGTCCGGCGTGGCGCCTGGCATCCTGTCGATCGCGCCGCAGGACGACGTGCTGACGCCGCTGTTCACTGACGTGCCGATGACGACGCCGACGCTGGCGCTGAACGCGCGTGTCGACAAGGACCACACGACGAGCGTGTCGGGCGGGTTCATCGTGACGCGTCGGCCGGAGACAGTGGCCGGTAGCGGGTCGCGGCAGAAGTACGACCAGGTCGTGATGACGGCCAACGAGGAATACGGACTGGCGTTCGCAACGCAGCGGATCCTGACGGACTCGCCGCAGTCGTTCGTGGCGATCATCCAGGCGGGTTTCCGCGACGAGTTCGTGGCCAACGCCATGAAGGAGTACATCAGCGGTACAGGCGTGGGTGAACGACAGGGCGCGATGAACGCCGGCTGCAAGGTGTCGATCGCGAAGGAAAGCGGCCAGACCGCGGCCACCATCGTCAAGGCGAACATCGACAACATGGCGTCGCGGTGCTGGCGCTATTCGCGGGCGGTGTGGCTCGCGAACCAGAACACGCGGGCCCAGCTCAAGTCGCTGGTGCAGGTGGTCGGGACGGGCGGCAATAGCGTGCCCTACTTCGTGACGGACGGAGCGCCGGCCGGCTTCGATGGGGTGCTCGACGGGCGGCCGCTGGTCTTCACCGAGTTCGCGGAGACGCTGGGAACCGAGGGCGACCTCATCCTGATCGTGCCCAGCGAATATCTCGTGGCGACCTACCAGAGCGAGCAGTTCGCGGAGTCGATGCACGTGCGCTTCGTCGAAGCGGAGAGCGCGTTCCGCTTCTACCGCCGGAACGACGGGCAGTGGTGGTGGAAGACCGCGATGACGCCGAAGAAGGGCTCGACGCTTTCTCCGGTCGTCACACTCGCGACCCGCGGCTAGGCGTAGCTTCCCATCGACAAGGACGGAGACAGAGACATGTCGTACACGGCAAACAAGCTCATGGCGTCGTCGCTGCGAAAGCTGCTTGATTTCGATCCGGACGCCACGTCGGCGACGGTCGTCGATCTCGTGCCTGGCGCATCGGCCAAGGGAATCGCTCTCGCCGAGAACGTCTTTCAGGCGTACCTCGTCGGCGTCGTGCGCACGGTCGGCACGGGCGGCGTGACGCTCATTGAGATCATCACGGCCGATGCCTCAGACATGACCGGCAACGTCACCGCGATCAAGACGGTCGCCGGCACGACGCTCGATGCGGTCGGTGACACCGGCTGGCTGGAGTGCACGGGCGAAGAGGTCGCCGCTGCGAAGGCCGCGACGAATCAGTACCTCGGCGTGCGCGTGACGCTGGCGACGGGCACCGACGAGTGCATCGTCTACTTCGAAGCCGGCGCCGGCCGCAAGGCCGATGGACTGACGGCCAACTACGTCTCGTAAGGCTGAGCCATGGCCAACGAAGTCGCAAACGTCACTTCAGCCTTCAAAAACGGTCATCTGCAGTTCCTTGAGAACGGCGGGCGGCTGGTTCTGCCGAACGTCGTCTACCACCTGCGGCAGCGCGTGGCCATTGCGGACATCAACGCTGGCCTGACGCTGCTGTCCGCACTGGTGGGCTTCAAGTATCGGATGGTGGATGTCGCGCTGATCGCAATCGGCGGCGCGGTTGGGGCCACGACGACCGTTGATGTGCTCGGCACGCAGAGCGCATCCGGCGTGAAGTTGCTGGCCGCCGCGCAGGCAAATCTGACGCAGAACACGCTGCTGCGTGCTGGGGCGACTGGCGGAACGATCCTGGCCGGAGGCGCCTCGTTTCTCGCGAACGACGAGAATGCGGCCATCACGATCGGGAAGACCGGCAGCGATGTGACGACGGCCACGCACGTCGACGTGCTGCTCAAATACTGCATCGACGTGGCGTAGGTCGGCATGGCCTTAGACCTCGTGTCGATCGACAGCACGACTGAGCCGATCAACGTCTTTGAGGTGCGCATGCAGGCGCGGTTGTCGACCGACAACGCGGATGGCGAGGACGACTTGCTTCAGACGTTCGCGTCGGCCGCGAGACAACGCGCAGAGACAGGCACGCGGCGGCAACTGATCGGGCCAGTGCATTACGCGTTACGTCTTGACGCCTTCCCCTGTGAGCCGTGGATTGAGTTGCCGCGGCCACCGCTTGTCGAGATCGAATCGGTGAGCTACGTGGATGTCGGAGGCGTGACGCGCACGCTCGTCGAAGGCACGGACTATCTCGTCGATGCGCCGGCGGGCGAAAAGCCGAGACGCGGGCGCGTGGCACTTCTGGCCGGTGGCGCATGGCCTGTGACGGCGGATCAAATCAACGCCGTCACTGTCTTGTTTGTAGCTGGCTACGCCAGGCCGTCAGATGTGCCGGCGATCCTTCGGGTTGCGATGTTGCGCGACGCCGCAACACTTTATGAGGACCGCGAGACCGTCGCCAAGGATGTGTCGGTCGCGCCGCTGCCTGGCGGGTCGTCGGATGTCTACCTGGCGTATCGCAGCTTGCCGACGCAGCGGCTTGCGGGGTACACGGAATGATTTCGACGCTCACGATCGGCCGGATGCGCGAGCGCCTCACGATTCTGGATCGGACGCCGCGTCCGGTGGCCATCTCGAGCTTGACGCAGGCGGCTGGAGACGCGACGGCGACGACCGGGCGCGCGCATGGGTTCGCGACCGGTGACTATGTGCAGATCGCCGGAGCTGTGCCGGCTGGCTTCAACGGCAAGGTGCAGGTCGCGGTGGTCTCGGCAACCGTGTTCACGTTCAGTGTTGATTCGGGATTAGCGACGCCGGCGACAGGGACGAAGACGACGCTGTATGTGAGTGATGCCCAAGGCGGGCGCGCCACGTCCTGGTGGCCAGTGGCAAGCGTGCCTGCCGAGCTGATGCCGCAGCGCGCGTCGGAGCGCATGCAGGCGTCAGCGATCGTGTCCGAGACCGACGTGCGGTTTCGGATCCGGGCACGGTCGGATGTCGCGCCGAAGATGCGCGTGCGCTGGTGTCCGGTTCGGCCGATCGGCGCGGCGACGCGCCTGCTTGAAATCCTCGGCGTGCTGCCGGTGGAGAACGGGCTGGAATGGCAGTTCGTGGATTGTGCGGACGTGACGTAGATGGCTGGGTCGGCGCTGCAGCCGGTGAGCGAGGCGGTCTTCGCGCAATTGCAGGACGCCACGCTGCTGGCGCTGACGAGCGGAGGTTGGCACGGCGATTTGCCTCGGGCGCCGACGTATCCGTGCGGGTACTTCGAGCTCCAGGAGCGCGAGATGCGCGGGCTTGGCACGGGCGGCTTGCCGGAGATCGAGCTGCGGACGTATGTGCTCGATGCGGCTGAGACGAGCGCCACGGCGCAACAGATCAATCAGCGCGTCGTGATGCTGTTGAAGGATCAGGCCCTGCGATCGATGCCGGGCTATCGACAGGCGGGGCTCGTGTTCTACGACGAGTCGATCCCGATGGGCGACGTCGAAGTGCTCGGGCAGAAGGTGAAAGAGATCGTGAGTCTCTTTCGGATTTACGTGGAAGAGGCATGACTGAACGTGTCGCGGAGCCTGGCGGATTGGTCGACGCTTCAGGGCGTCCACTGTCGCGTCATGTCGTGCCGAAGAGTTGTCCTGGCTGTGGCGCAGGACCAGAGAGGCGCGACGTCGTGGCTGGCTTCGGCGGTACGCCGCACGACGTCTGTCAGGTCTGTGGCCATGAGTTTTCGATTGCGGAGACGCAGCGACGATGAAACTGAACAGATCTGACTACGTCGTCCGAGCGGAACATCCGCGCCGCGGTGGCCCGCTGCGCATCACGGACAAGGCCGGAAGGCTCATCGCGGTTTCTGGCCAGCGCTGCACGGATGTCTCCGTGGAGCATTTGTCCTCGATGATCGCGAACGGCTACGTCGAGCGCACGTCGGTCGAGCGCATCGCGCCAGTCGCCCCGGTCGAAGCGGCCGAGAAAGGAGCCGAATAGCCATGCCTGCTGGCAAGTTCGGCTCGGCATCGGTTGTCTTCCTTGTCGGCGGCTACAACCTGCTGGCCGCGAAGGTGAAGCAGCTCAGCCATAAGTGGTCACAGGCAACCGAACCGACTGGTGGCCTCGGTGATGACCACGAAGAGCACACACCGGTTGGCGTCGGCAGTCTCGAGATGGCGCAGTCTGGCGCACTCTTCGATACGACGGCGAAGAGCAGCCATGACGCGCTGTCCGCCGGCGCCGGCACAACGCCGCAGGCGACGCCTCGGATCATCTGCGTGGGCTTTGCCGGCAACGCGGTCGGCGCGCCGATGTCCGGCATCCAGGGCATGTATCAGCAGACCTATGAGGTCGTTGGTGCCCCTAGCACATTGACGAAGGCGAACGCGGAGTATTTCGCCGCTGGAGTCATCGATCGCGGGCAGATCCTGCAGCCACTCGCTACGAAGACGGCCGATTGGAACACGAAGACGCTCGGCACATCGGTGGATTTCGCGGCCGATACGCAGCAGCGTGCGATTCCTATTACGTCGAATTCCCAGGCGAATCCGACGGTGATCACGACGACGGTCCCCCACGGGTTGACGACAGGCGACAAGGTACTGATCTCTGGCGTGAGCGGGTCGTCGCCGACGATCAATGGCGAACAGACCGTGACGGTCATTAGCACGACGACATTCTCGGTCGCGGTGAATACATCTGGCGGGAGCGCCGGCACGGGTGGGTCGTTCGTGCGATCGAATTCGCCAAACGGTGCCGTCGGCTATCTGCATGTGACGGCGTACAGCGGGTTCTCGCAGGCGGTCGTCAAGATTCGAGACTCGGCGGATGACGCGACGTATGCGGATCTGCTGACGTTCTCGACGATCACGAGCGCGCCGATGGCTGATCGGCAGACGGTCGCCGGTGTAGTGGATAGGTTCTCTGCGGTTGACGGTGATGTCACAGGCTCAGGCTCACTCACGGTATTCGTCGGACTCTGCAGGAATCCGTAGATGCCGCCGCTCTCGGTAAACAGCCGTCCGTCGTCTCGTGCACGCTTTGCATCGCTGCGCGCCATCGCGGTCGATGGACGTGTTGTCTGGCGTGAACTCGTGGCCGAGTGCGCAGTGAGTCTTGCGCGCCTTCTTCGGTTGGCCGAGCCACATGTAAAGAAGGTCGATGGCAGTGTTGGCCTTGGCCGTCTTGATGATCATGTAGGGCAGGATCTGGCGCAGCACGTTGGCGCATGTTCGCCACGACGAAGTATGCCAGGCGTAGACGATCTTCTGACTTTTGCGTTCGGGCGAGTACGAATGCCGGTTCGACGTGACATAGCCGCCGATCGAGCGCAGCCAGTCCATCAGTTCGGCGGACGTGTTTGCGACGGATACGCGGATGATTCTGCGGCCCTTTGGGTTGATGTGGATATAACCCTCTCCGTCGACCATGGCAGCCAGGTAGGCGGCTTCCGTTGTGCTCAAGGCTCGGATCGCGTCTGTCGAACGAGTCACGCGATGGCCTGGAATAAGCGGCAATGGATGACCGGTGTAGTGGCGACGGTCGGCTCGTGGGTACGTGCAGATCGGGGT